ATTTACATAATTGGTCATTTTCATCATCAAATGGTAGATTTTTAAGGTCAAAGTACCCACATTCTGTGTGTTCCTCACCATCTTTAGCGTTTTCCAAGTCCGGATTTATCTTCTTATCAGTCTCCATCATAAAGACATACATTAATCCTTTAACCTCTGAACCATCACGATTGTATCTCTTAACAAATCCAACTAATTTTAAATCATTATCTAAAGTATAATTTGTTTCTTCGTTAAATTCACGTTCAATACCATCCATTGGATGTTCATCTTTCTCTAAATTACCACCAGGTATACTCCATTGTCCGGGTAAACTACCTGCAGCAATTCTTTTACATAGTAATACCTCATCACCACATTTGACAATTACACCGGAATATCGTTTTACCTCTTTCATTTTATATTTTTTTGTGTATTTATAAGTATATGGAATTAATTATAAACAAAAATAAATTTAAAGTCAAAACTGTTATATCATCAAAAGACACTAGTCGTGGTATGATGAACAAACAATTTGACGACACCTTTAATGGTATGTTATTTATAATGTCTGAAGGTGAACATTGTTTTTGGATGAAAAATTGTATAATACCTTTAGATATTATTTTCATTGACAATGACACCATTACTGAAATCCATTCTAATTGTCCTCCTTGTAAAACTAAAGATTGTGAAAACTATTGTGGTGAAGGAGATATGATACTTGAACTACAAGGTGGTACCTGTAAAACTTTAGGAATTAAAATTGGAGACAAAATCAATCATTACGATTGATTTATCTTTTCCTGTAATAATTTCACAAATTCATTCTGAATCATTTTGGTAAACTTAATATAAGGAGCGTCTTCCGATTCTCTATTATACCCACCTGTTCCTTTTGGTGGACGAGTATTTCTACCCATAAAATTTAACCCTGATATGTTTGTAATACATTTGTGTCCTCCACTATTTGCTTGAATAAAATCCCAAGCATTTACTGTAATATCATCCAACATTTGTCTATGTTCTTCCGGTAATTCAGAAAAAGGAATTTCCATCATTTCACCAATATGTGTTAATTTTTCTCTACCATTATCCATAGTTTTAAACTCTTTACCATATAACGCAACAAAATCTTTAAAAGTAAATCCTGTTGATTCTGCATTAAAATCTTTTGACGATTCCGATATCCATTTAATTGTTGATAAAGGAATCTCTCGTTGTTTTAATTGGTCTTCCCATTTTGATAAAACCTCTTGAGCTATCTCACCTAAATTAACACCTTTTAATTGACGTTCTCCTTTGAATGGATTACAAGACGCTTGAACCAACCCTAACGGCCAAGCAATAACAATAAAGTCTGCTTCAGGATTATTTTTAAATGGTGTATATCTATCATAAGAACCTGGTTTAAACATTGAACCACCTCCGTATTGAACAATAACATTACCTAATACATTAACATTAGGATTAGTTTGCATTGATTTGACGTAATCCTCTTTGTTTTTTTCAAGTTCATCGGGTTTAGCATAACCTTTTTCAACCATTATTCGTTTAATGGTTTGAAGTATATTCAATAAAGATGGAGTACATTCCATAACTAATGTCTCCAAAAATCCCGGTTTGTTTTTAAATGCTAATAATAGTTTGTTTGCAACTAATCCCATTAACATTTTGTTTTTTTCCAATGATTTATTCTTATCTAATTTAAATAGATAAGAAATTACTTGGTCCACACTGATTTCATTAGATGCGTAATTAGCAGAATCTACGGTAGAAATTAATAATATATCCGAAGATGGAAATAATTCTTTTGGAGAAACTACTTGAGAAATTGTTTCTACATTTGAGCGAGAACTTCTAAACGATGTTGATTTAGTCTCATCAGCCCCCGCTTGTCTATCATGATGGTCTGTGTGAATTACAAACATTGGTTTACCATGAGCAAAATCAACTAATACTGGCATCACATCACCGGTAGCATCATTCTTTTTAACGGCAAATTCTTTATCACCATATTGAATGATATGAGCTCCAACTACTTTAATACCATTGTTTTCAAGGTATTCTTTCATAGCAATAGCGGTTGTTACACCATCTAAATCTTGATGAAAATATATTTCTGCTTTAGGATATCTTTTTGCGAGAGAATTAATATCCCTTAAACCACTTTCTTTTATTAGTTTTTTCATGTTACATTGAAGGTACCATCAAAATTGCTAGTACATCACCACTGTTCAATCCCTTATTTAATGCACAACTTTTATTAATTCTAATAAGGTCATCAACACTATCAACTATAGGGTGTTTTGAAACAATACCACTTAATGTATCACCTGATTTAACTTTATATAGTTTAACATTATAACCATAATTTGATTGAAGTCGTTTGGGGTCTCCAAAACAATACTTACCGCCCATTTCAGGTTTAATTTTCTCCATTTGAGCACTAACCTCTTTTTGTTGGTTCATTTGCTCACTAACTAAACCATATTTAGAAAGGATATCACCCTTTTCTTCTTCTGAAATTATAAATCTTTTTGCCATAATAAATTGTTTAGTTATAAATATACAGAAAATAAAAAAGAGGTTATAACACCTCTTCTTTTAATTCTAACTTTGTTTGTTTTCGTTCATCAATTAATACTTGAACTCTTTTTCTTGCAATCTCGGTGTAGTCCGGAGATAACTCAATCCCAATCCATCGTCTATCTAATAACTCAGCAGCGAATGCTGATGTTCCACTTCCCATAAATGGGTCAAGCACGATATCATTCTTATATGTTAATATTTTAATTGCTTTGGCCGGAATATCCATACTAAATGTGGCTTTAGTTAATGATTTTGTATCTGAAAAATATTCCCATCTTGCAAAAACCAAATTCATAAACTCTTTCTTATCCTCATCTTTATAAACCATCTTGTTTTTAATTCTCCCATCCTCTTGAATAACTTTAGTTGGTTCTCCCTTCCATTGTGACTCACCTTTGGTTAATTTCTTACTAGTCTTCTTATAAGCTAAAATAATACACTCCTTTGGATTGTATAAATAAGGTGATGATGCCGACATCCAAGAACCCCAAGCAGTTTGTCTTACTCTGTGTGGGCTATCCTCGTTTAAGTCAATCATCCCATAAAATTTAAAACCAACTTCTTTCATCTTCATCCAAAATTCAGCGTTGAATAATATTCTACCTCCTCTTTCTTGAACGTTAGTCTCGATTGGAACATTAACAGCAATTCTACCATCATCCTTTAATACTCTGTAAGTTTCGGATAACCATTTAGTTGTAAAATCCCAATACTCGTTCATAGGGATAGTATCGTCATAAACATCATATTTAACATTTACCCCATAGGGAGGAGATGTCACCACCATATCCACACATCCTTCCGGAAATGTCTTCATAACCTCAACACATTCACCTGTTATTATTTTTCCTGTCTCTATCATTTTATTATTTTACGTGGTATTCCCACTCGTTATCTTCATTTTTAATTGGTTCTAAACTTAAGTCTAAAAACACCACATTCTGTTCACCCGCATATAACCCTAATATATTGTAATCGTAAAACTCTTCCGCCTCACCCATTAGCATTAGGTCTCTTTCTTGTAGTATGTCTAATATTCTTTGTTTAGAATATAACATTTTTTTTCCCGGAGAACCAAAGTCCTCAACAATTCCAATAATAGCACTTTCTAAACCATCCAATAGAATCGCACCTTCCGCATATTGGTCAATATCAACTGTTATTTTCAAGACGTTCAATTTTACGATTTAAATACCACAACGCTTTCTTCATATCTTGAAGTTCTTTATCAGAATCTTTCTTACCCGCTCTCGCAACATATTTTACAACATTGAAGATGTAAGCGTCTTTATCAAGACCCCAAGCTTCACACACTTTAACAACCTCATATGGATTGTCCTGACCACCGTAATGTTCCGGATGGTTCACCATTTCTTTAATCATAATTTTACTATATAATATTTTCCTAACTTAATACTTTTCTTATACCCATTTCTAACGGAGAATAACGGTTTTGTTGTAACATTAACACCAATTCCGTTATTAAATCTAATGGACCAACCTGACGGTGATTTACTGTATAATATTGATTGATTAAATAATTTAACCACAGTTTGACTACAATTGGAACCACCTATATTATATGTTTTTTTAGATAGCCACATAATATCCACCGCTTATCCATTATGATAATAATTTTCTAGTTATTTTAACACTTTGATTAACATACGATAATATTTTTCTTTTGAAAATTGGTATTAATGTTTGTTCCAATGGAAATATGTCACTACAAAACACTTCAAAGATTGGATAATCCACTTCGTTATTTTTCTCGTATGTTTTTGAAAAAGTAGAGATAATTTCCGGTATAGTCAAACTATCCTGTTGTCCTTTGAAAATTAATTTTAATGATGTTTTTGTTTGACCTTTAGTTTTATATACCTTTCTTGTTGTATATTGCCATATAAAAATTTTTTCAGGTTGTTTGTAGTAAAAAAAACCTGACTTATTCTGTAAATTATTTTTGTTTTTCTTTACCACTACGTCAATAGAATCGTAAACAATACTCCAAATTGATTTTGCAAAGTTGAAATAGTCGTGTAGTTGTGGTTGACTATTTTTTAATATTTTTTGATATTCAATAACTTCCTCGTCATCTAACACAGGAATATCTTTAACTTTCAAATCAGATAACACTAGTTCATCATCATTTGGAGTTATTTTTTTATCAACATATAAAATTTTGTTTTGTGTGAGTAAGGTCTGTATATTACCCAAATGTAGTGAAAGTTCAATAAACATTGGGTAGACTTCCATTCTCTCAAGATGTTTGTTCATCTTTTGAAAGTAGTCCAATAAAACATATTGTTTTTGTTCAGCGTCGAGAATACCATCAAATAACCAATCGGTATCCATTATAAATCTATTCTTATTTTTCTGTTTCATTCCCATATTATATTATTTAAAATATACGGGAA